GACGCATCCAGGCGGGCGAAGTTGCCGCCGTACAGACCGTTCGGCACTTCACTGAGGATCGCACCCCTAATCATAAATGTGCCGTCAGTGAGAGCCAGCGGCGTGACTCTGAACTGCTCAGGATTCTCAGCCTGCACGGTGGTGAGCCGGTCGGCTAACTCAGCCGAGAACACGCAGGCATACTGCTTGGCGTAGGCGTATGGCACGGGCAGATGGGGCAGCAACTCTGCAACGGTGGCGGGGTTCTCTGGCAGTGGCAGTGGTTCGTCGATGTCAGGCATTACAAGGCTGCTCCGATTGCGGTGACGTAAGAACTGATGTGGCTGTCCAGTTTGGCGAGGTCTAGCGAGGTGCCAGCAGAATAGAAAGCAAGTTTGCTAGCAGTTTGTTGCCCCGTACCATTCCAGAACACAAACAGCGGTCCTGCGGCACTGCCACTGCTTGCATCGTTAATCTGCTGTGTGGTCTGGTTGATCCGCCTAAAGTAATGCTGTGAGTCGTCTCTGGATATTCCGGCAAAGCCAGCAGTGGGAGCCTGAGCCAGAGTCTCTCCAGCACCCTCACGGCAGCGAGTGAAAACAGACGACGACGTAAACGAAATCTGCGTCTGACCGTCACCGCTTGCAGATGGGTCGTCCCCAACGCGGATTGGAGTAGTGTATGTCCCGCCCTCTGACACGCTTGTACAGTAAAACGCTAAATGCCCGTCGTTTTGTGGCATTGCATAATCTGCTGGGACGTTTAGGTATGCAGTCTTCTGCGCATCGGCCAAGCCATCTGACCGAGAGTAATCTCCCGAGACGAATCCATTTGGCTCAGGCGCATCCCCTCGCAGCGGAACCAATGCCCCTGCCAGCGTTCTAGGTCCACAGAGTAAACATGTAGAGGCCATCGACTCCCAGAGCCCATCGGCCTTCAGCCCCGCCACTAGATTGTTGATGGCGATTTTCACATCGGTTTCAAGATACGCCCCGTCTGCCTCTTCGACGTTGCGTATATATGCGAGCGCCGATGCATCAAAGCCAGCCTCTTCAATGGCTCGCAGATCAGCCATAAGCGTTGACACGCGGGCGTCTAGCAGGGCGAGGTCGGTGGCAGAGCCAATAGAGTAGAATGATAATGTGCCATCATACGAAGACCCTGATCCGACATTGTTGGAGCGGAAAACCCATAGGTTTCCAGTAAGCGGCGTTTGGCTGTCTTGCACCGTGTTAGAATTATTGCTATTTACTCTCACATCGTAGTTATCCCTTGCGCTTCTGGACATCCCTAGTAGCCCGGTGGCCGAAAGGCCTGCCGCACCGCCGTTGTCCGCTGAGTTTCGGCTTCTTGTGTACAGTTTGTTTGTCGCACTTGACACGCCAACAAGCGTAGTTGTACCTGCATCAACAATGCCGCGACCGGCAATGTATTTCGGGCTCCCGATTTGCGGGCTTGTCTGAAATACTGCAAGGTGGTGGCTGTCTCGATCGTCTTCCTCGCTGGCCCTGTTGCTGTCCAAGTATTTTGTGCTGCCGTCTCCAGTTAGACCAACGCCCCGGTCAAGGTCAGCGTCAAGGAAGTTTGCATTCGTCGGCGCAGTGCCCTTCAACGGCGTAAGCGCACCAGCCAGCGAGTCCCAGCCAGCCATCACGCAGCAAGCGTTGAGATCATCGTAAATGCCGTCCTCTTTCAGACCTTTGATGAATCGGTCGATGGCCGTAATGCGCGCCACTGCGGTCATTCTAAGGTTCCTCCTGCTTCATAGCCGCGCACAATGTAGTCGATGGTGTCAGGGTCCAGGCCGCTTGGGTTCTCGCCAACGAGCAAGGCGAACTTCAGCCGGTTGATGAGGTTTGTGACTGCGGTGTCTAGGTCAGCGAGGCCGTCTGCTGGATTGGAGCCAAGTGACGTACCAATAGAATAGAAAGCCATTGTTGGGTCGGAAAAGGCAGACACAGGGTCTGTATCTCTTGCGAACACAAGCAGGCTAGAGCCACCAGGAGACTGCGAGGAAATGGAAGTCTCTTCGTTTTCTCCGTTTGTACGGAAGTGGTAACTGCTTCCTGCGTTGCGTGAAAAGCCAGCGAAGCCTGCTGCTGGAGTCAGTGCGCTTGCGGAAAATGTTGTTGATCGACATCTGCCGCCATTCTTCTGAAGAACAGTCGCTCCCGTTTCCACATTGTCTGCGCCCAGCAGCGAATCGTTTCCTGACGCTATTGTTGTCGAATAAACAGCGACATGCTGGTCGTTCTGCGGGTCGTCGTTGTTGTCTCTTCCGCTATCCAGATAGGTCGTTGCCCCATCGCCTGTGAGCCCAGCGGTTCTGCTGAAGTCGCCCTCAACAAATCCATCAGCGACGTTCGTCGGGGCGGCGATCACCTCTCGGATGGAGAGGGATTCTATGGTGACGGCTACGCCGGGCACGGTTGCGTCCAAGTCGATCTCAAACTCAGGACTCCCTGTCACCGTTGCCGTCCGGTCGATCTCAATGACGTTACTGACCTCGCTGAACGGGACTAGGGTTGTGTAGCCCATTCTTATGTATCTCAGAGAATTGGCTGCAGTCGTTGTCAGCCTTGCTGTTATTCTGTACTGCTTCCCAGCAGTAAGACCAATCGCAAACTTAAATCTCGGGAACGTGTTGTTTGTTCCAACTGCGGACGACGATGCCGTCTGCGTGCTGGAAGACCATACGCCAGCGGAACCTGAGTCGTTAGAGATCGCTGGAGTGACGGTGCCATCCCACAGTTCCGGCCCCTCGTTCTTCAGCGGAACCAACGCACCGGCAAGCGTCCTCGCACCGGCGAGGATGCAGGATGCACGCATGGCGTCCCACACGCCCAGAGCCTTACTGTCCGCAACGAACGCATCTACGGCTGTGGCAACGCTCGTCTCCACGCCTGCACCGTCAGCGGTTGCCATGCGTGACAGATAGTCGATGGCATCGGCGTCGGTGGGCAGGGGCTGCGAGCCGATGCCGCTGAAGCCGCCCGCAAAACGGTGGGTCCAAGGGAGTTTTGCTGCAAGGCTCATACGCTATAACTCCACGCAATCTGGCCTTCCAGTAGTTCACGCTGGCTGGAGACATCAGACTGCCAGATAATCAACTCCTGCATTTTGCCGTCGAAGTAGTATGCAGCGAAACCATCATCCCTTCTGCCGATAACAATCGCAGCACCAAGTTGAGCGTCGTCGCCACGCAGCCCTCTGCCAGAATATGATTGGAGTGCCGTCGCTCCGTTTATGTGCATCGAAGATGGTGGAGTGCCGACAGAAAGGTCAGCGTAACAAAGTAGTATAGATTGCAACGGCGAGACAGAACCGCCGAGATTGACAACTGCACTGTTTGCAGAAACGATATTGGAGCCAATGCTGCTGGCTTCTTGCTTGTTGGTTCCGATAGAAAGGTAAGCAGGTGACGATGGGTAAACGGGAGTCGCCTGAAATACAACCCCCTCGCTTCCGAGCGTGGTTGAACCCAAAGAGAACACGCACGCAGCAGACACGTTAAACCCCGATGCGGCTGACAAGCCTCCGTGCATGTAGTCCGACGACCCGTCGAACTGAATCGCTGGCGTGCCTTCCGCAAGCACAACCACTCCCGCATTCACAATCTGCGGTTCGTTTGCATCCGCTGGCGATACGGCATGGCGAGCATTGCCGCTCTGGTCCCACCATTGCTTCACAAACCCATCACCCGCCCCGCAGAAAGCCGCCAGCGTTCCATCGGCAACCTCGCTCGCAGTGAAGTCCTCCTCCGCGTCGTCGCTGCTACGCCGAACTGTGACAACAGGGCCAGCATAGGAGTTGCTCAGAGAGCGAAGGCTGTATGCGGCTGCGGCCCCTGGCACTAGGTCTAATAGACCCGGTGTCTTGCGGGGAACCAGCAGTCGATTGTTCATCGGGCTCATCGGGAGCGTCCGTAGAGTAGTGATTTAAAGACTGTCTGGCTGATACCGCAAAGCGGCGAACTCCTCGTCGCTGAGTTCCTCCGCACCGTAGTCGTCAACGGCAGCGAGGACGGCCAGCGTCCAGTAGCCTCTGTAGGCCACACGCCCATCGGTCAGCGGCGTCACCGTTGCCGTGCCGGGATACAGCAGGGCTCGCAGCACCAGCGGTCCATCGGTCTGGTCACGCCCTCCGCAGATGCACGGGACCATGCGGCTGTCAGGGCGGCGAGGCACCTCTGGCAGCGGAGCGTGCAGGCTCTCGTCGGCAATCACATCAGCGATCACCGCAGCGTCGAAGGCGAGGACACGCGGCTCCTTAGAGAACAGCGGGTATGGGTCTACTGGTGT